AAGCGGTTATACTTTTCTGACCCTGGTGCTGCTTTGAAAGTACCTGTTACTTTGATGGCAGGGTATGGTTGGATTGAACAGGGGACAGCTTTAGCTAAAAATCTGTCTGCTGCTGGTAAAGCAGGTATGCTTGTGCCTTACAATCCTACCACTTTTACAGGGGCAGAATACCATCCTGGTCGTGCTTATCTCGTTGCCAACACAGGAACCACCGATAAATATGTTTATGTAACTTTAGATGATTCCTATAAGTTCAATGTTGGTGATGATCTCATTATCAATGATAACACGACTGCGGCAGAAAATAAGGGTGCTATTACTGCTATTGACAGGGCTACATACCCCCATATGGCACAGATTACTTTTACTACTGCTATTGGGGGAACCGCCTTTACTACTGCTCGGTTTGCGAATGTTTTTGTGGAAGCAGGAAATAGCAGTAATAATTACTCTGACTGTGTTGGAATTTTGGAAAAATCTGTTCATTGTGGCACTGGCATAAATGCCAAAGGTGCTAACGCTACTTTAATTCTTGGGAATGCTGTGTTGTATGAAGGTGTTCTCACAAACTTTGACTCGGCTGCTAAAACTGATATTTCCGCTACTAGTTTTGGTCAGTTCGTGTACATGAGATAGGAAGGAGGTGATATCCTATGCCTAGAGGTTCATCTGATATACCTGCATTAAGATTAGAAGTTCTTCAAGAAATTATGCAGACTTTCATGAGTCAACCGAAGTTCTTTCTAATGAATATGTTTCCCACGTCTAATGCAGAGTCTAGTACTATTAAGTGGGAAAGTCAAAGAGGTGGTAGAGGAATGACACCCTTTACTGCTCCTGGGGCACCTGCCCATGTAACTGCTCCGCATGGTATAGCCGAACATTATGCGGAAGCTGCCTACTGGAAAGAGAAAATGCCCTTTGATGAGGAGTTCCTCAACAATTTGAGGAAGCCTGGGACTACTGCTACCTATCAAAATGCGGAGCAGAAATTAGCACAGGAGCTTGCCTCGCTTTCTTGGCGCTCCGATCGTAGAAAAGAATGGATGTTTACCCAAATGCTTTTTAATAATGGGTTTACTTACCATCTTAAGGGTGGTTATAGGGCTACTGTTGATTATGGTATCCCTAGTGACCATAGAGTCACCCTTGCTTCTGCATATAATTGGAACGATGGTGCCAGTAAAAACATTCTGAGTGATATTCAGGATGCTAAAATCAAGATTAGGAATGATTGTGGTGGCATGATAAATGTTGCCATGTGTAATTCTGAAGTCTTGAAACTCCTTGCTAATGACAGTGGTCTAAGGGCCATCCTCGCTAGAGCCGCGTTTATGACAGGTCCTGCGGGTGCTGATTCTGGAAATTTGTACGCTGGAAATCTGCATGACATTATTGGAGTAAATCCTAAGGTTCTTGGAAGACTTTTGGACATCGATCAGTTTTATGTTTATGATGAGATGTACGAAGTCAGGGCGTGGTTGACCCAGAATGTCACTGCTGCGTCTACTACTTGGTTTACAGTAGATGATACAAGTGATTTTGAGGCTAGCCAGACTTTGAGATTCTGGGATGCGAGTGCAGGCACCTATGAAGATGTTTATATTATAGGTGTTAACCATGAAAATGGTACAATTCAAATTGATAGTCCTCCTGCTAGTTCTTATCGTGCTAGCGAGGATTATGTCACTATGGCGAAGTATTATCTGCCTAGTGACAAATTTGTTATGCTTGCAACTCAGGTAGATGGTCAACCCATTGCTGAATACGTACAGGCCCCCTATGGACTTGAGAGAGTTTGGGGCCAGTATACGGATAAGCATGATGCGTGGGATCCTGATGTTACTTGGGTACGAGTACAGGATAAAGGTCTTCCTATTCTCAAAAATAGGGATGCAGTTTATGTCTTGACTGTTTGGACTACTGCTGCTGGGTCTGCTACTAGTACAACTACCACAACCACGACTACTTCTTCTTCTACTACTACGACTACCGCCTAATTATAGTGGTTAAGTAGAAACGGATAAGGAGACAATCGAATGATCGAACAGGTTAAAATTAAAAAAACATTAAAAGCAGGGAAAACTGTTTGGGAAGAGGGGAGAGTTTTGAACTCCCCTCTCCCAAGAGCAATCTTGGAAGAGGTTACTCTTGGCACTGGTACAGTTCAGGTGCTAAAAGAAGGTAAAGAAATTTTTAAATCGTCTGAAGTAAAATGGAGTGCGAAAGGAACTAATACTACTACTGTTACCAAGACTTTTGTACCTGAGCCTCCTAAAATATTCGAATCTAAACCTGTATTTAAAGAAAGTAAGTTTAAAGAAAGTAAGCCCGAATCTAAAGGATTAAAGAGGAAAAGGAAATGACAAAGGATCAGTTGATAGTCAGACTAGAGCAGGAAGTTAAAGGGCTTACAAGTTACCTTGATTCTATCGATTATCGAAATGCTGTTGAAGATGCCTCTATGGAGACAGGTTTTTCCTTTCCTGTCTCTACTGACTTTTCCATATATTGGGTTAAATATAGGGCAAAACGTCATCTTTTCTTCTATCTTCTTACCGAATCTGCTCACAAGTTCAAGTATGAACAAATTAACTTACAACACAGGTTTGAACATTATAAAGTAATCATAGAAAGGATGGATAAGGAGTATGATGCTGTACTTGAGAATAGTTACCTGGAGTTCTCAGGTGCAAGTAATGTAAACGTATTTGGAACTAAAATAGATGCTGGGTTTCAATATGATCCTCTCACTGGTAGGGACACCACTTATGATAGTAGTAATGAGACCATATTGACTCCTACCGAGAATGATTAATGACTATTGGACCTGACATAAAAGAAGCTATAATAGAGGTAGGAACCAAGTTTACAATAATTAGAGATTCAGGAAATATTACTGGAAACTATCTTACGTTCAAAAGTAATGCTCAGGTTACAAAACCATTTATTCGAGAGTTCTTTTTAGAAGGTCACTTTTGCTATGATACTCAGGCCACTTCTGGAGATATAATAGAGTTTGATACTACGGGGGGGAGATATTTGGTTGCTCATTTTACCCCTACTCTATTTGAAAATGCTATAATTAGGTATGAAGTAGTTTTGTATCATGCCAATGTTAATGTTTCTATATTTAGACCATCTGAAACAAGAGACAGTCATACTTACCAGGTTAGAACCAGTTGGAATGCTGTTAAGTCTTCGGTTGATCTTGTTTTGACTACACCATTATTTGGACAGTCCCTTGTCAGTGATGAGGAACTTGGAATATATGGTGTTCATGTTCATGAAGTTTATGCTCCTAGTTCGTATGGCATAACTTATATGGACCGTATAAAAGATCTTAGTACTGGAAACTATTGGAGAGTAGAAGCTGTTAGAAAGTATAGATATTCGGGTATAGATGTTATAGATGTTGGTGACGATACAAGACCAACTACTACAACAACTACTACTACCACCACTACCACTACTGCATAAGAGGTGCAGTAATTCTTTAATGTGAAAGCAAGAGGCTTTTGCATCAAATATCGTATGTAGGAGATTACATATGCTATCAGGAAGTCGTGTACTTTGCCCTAACTGTAAGTTGTTTGTTTTTTTAGAAGATGGTGAATTTAAAAAGGAATGTGGAGTATGTGGAACTGTCATTGAGATTAGAATTGTACATGTTCATGATATCAATTCCAATGAACCTCCTATAGATCCATCTCATATTGTGTGATTTATGATATACCTGAGATTTGTATCATATCAACTTAATAGATGGCTACGGGCTATTGAAAGGCTTAAAACAGTAGCAAGAGCAGAGAAGAATAATATTCCTCTAAAGATGTCTATTGAATATGTAGATGATATCAGAAAGAATATTTTTAGTGGTAGATTTTCTTCTACTTATTCACCATATAATGCCAGGTATGAATACTGGAAGTATAATGTGTTCAAGTCATTTGGTAGTTTTTGGTATTTGCGGGGTGAATTAGTAAGTAGTTTGAAATCATTTAAGGTACCTAAAGGTTGGATGGGGGGGATACCCGCAGGCGTTATGGATTCAGGAAATGTGTCGTGGTTAGGTAAAGGTGACAGAGGTAGACCAGTTCCTATAGCTGAGTACGCAAGATGGATGGAATATGGCAGGAAAGGGCAACCTGCTAGGCCCTTGTTTAGGCCAACACTTATTGAGTATGCCGATACTAGAGCGATGGTACATCTTGATAATGCAAAGAGTTTGTTAATTGGAGCGTGGAGATGAGAGATATTCAATATTGTGAGCCATTAGAGTTTATCGAATTGATTGACAGAAAATTTTTAGAATATGCAGGTAAGATAGACAGATTGAATATTGAATGGGGTATTTGGTCTAGAGAAATGAATTTAGAATTAAGGAATAGGATGGAAAAATACGGTCATAAGTCTCCTGTTTATTCTATGATTTTTAGTTATTGTGTATTAGTTTCCGAACTTTTGGATCTTGTTTCTAAATATAATAATGGTATCAAAAAAATAATAGGAAAGAAGAAAATAGAAAACAAGTCCGAGGAAGCTAAGATGATGAAAGCAAGGATAGGAGAACTTTTCAATGAAAGTGTTGAATGTGTTCCCGAAGACGATATGTATTGACATTGAATTTACTCTAGAGGAGATAGAGGGAATCCTTAATTTTCTTAACAAAGCTATCCCTTTATATGTCAAAGTATATTCCGATGGCCCCATTGATGAATTAGAATTGGTAAATTCTGAATTTAAAGCAGAGTTAGAACGTATTGTAAAGACTGTAAAAGGGGAAAATAAAGATGTCACTTGATGCAACTAGTAGGGAAGCAAATATCTGGGACAGTATCAAGAAATATTTTGTTGATAATCTCTCTTACAGCCTAACTTTTGATAAGGCTTTGAGTGCTCCTAATTTAAGAGGGAAATCAGTTGACAGATGGGTTTCATTTTCTTTGAACGATGTGGTAATTGGTGATATGTCCGATATTATATTGGATATATACTGTTGTACAAGACAAGACAATGAATGGCACAAATTATCACAGGTCAGGGATACTGTATTTTCTTTGTTAGTTGATGATACCAAGACAGATACCATGAGAAGAATAACTTTTTATGCAAGCCATCCTACTAATGACTGGACATCTATTGGTGCCCTTTTGGTCACTGATATAATGGAGAGCCCAAGACTAGAAGCCGAAGATGACACTAAATTCAAAATACTGCATGTCAGGTTGAGGACTGCAT